AAAAAGAATTACACAAAAACATATAAAAATGTGCATAGAAATGTAGACAGCACAGTAAAAGGTATCATATAATTCTCTCATCGGGTCAGGGAGACCCGCTAATCAAGAGGGATACAGTATGTCAGATTTATTTAAAAAACACGTTTGGATGGTTTACTCTCGCCCAGTTGCAGAAGAGCGAGAGCAAATGAGAGAGTGCGGAGTGCAGAACGTTGACGAATGGGCTCCGATTCTTAAGCGACCCGTTTGGTTCAAGCGAGCAAGCTGGTTGGCGAGAGATTCAGAAAATAGATTCACCGAAACAAAAATCGAGCGGGTCGCGTAAGCGGCCCATTATTTCAAGTTCAAAATGTATAACGTTGAACAAATATCCTACGGCGAGACGAAGCCGTTTATATTAGGCATTCACTATGCTGGAAGAATGCCTAGTATCAGCTATGCGTTTGGTCTATTTGAAGACTCTGAGCTTGTTGGGGTTGTTTCTTTTGGCTCACCTGCTTCAGCGCCACTATGTCGTGGCATTTGTGGCGAATCAGAGAAATCGAAAATCATCGAACTTAATAGACTGGTGCTATTGAACAACAAAAAAAACGAGGCATCATTTTTAGTATCGAGGGCGATAAAACTATTGCCAAAACCGAAAGTGATTGTTTCCTATGCGGACACAGCACACGGCCATAGCGGCTACGTCTATCAAGCGTGCAACTTTTTATTTACCGGTACATCAAAGCCTAGAACAGACATTGCCCCAAAAGATGGAAAGCACCCGAGGCATCATTTGGGAGATACATCAAAAAGAGTAAACAGAAGTGCAAAGCATAGATATGTTTACATCCATGCAGACCGGAGAGAGAAAAAAAGATTGCTGTCATTGCTTCGATATCCAGTAATCAACAAATATCCAAAATCAGAGGGACAATCATGAAAAAACCGATGGCCGAAACATACGCTCAGATCAGAAAGCGGAAAAAACTTGAACTAATCGACAATATAATCCTTGCTTGTGGTGGGGTATTTTTCTGTGTTGTTGGTGCAATGGCGTTCGCGGGGTATTTGTCATAATGCCAAGGATTAAGCTTACAGATGATCAAGTAAGAGAAATAAGATCAAACAAAAATGGCCTGTCAGACTACAAGCAGGCAGAGAAGTTTAAAGTTCACAGGAATACCATATGGCTGATTCGGAATGGCTTTCAGAGAGCAGGCGTCAAGTAAGTGATAATGTTGGCGTTTTAGTGTACACTTGTACCAAGTCTCAGGCGCGGAAGATCCAAGCTTTACGCAGGAAGGGCTACCCGTACAAGACGATAGCGGCAGAGCTGGGCAAGTCCACAACAACGGTTGCCCGATTCGACCGATTACTTGAAAGGTACAGTATAGATGTTTTTGCTGACGACAGATGACCGAGGAGGTCGTTATGTACGTGGTAGAGATGGTAGATCGGAACACTGGTGCATCTGAGTATATACTCGGCGTATATACAGACAACGAGCATGCTCAGTATGCAACATGGGTCGAGGAGGCTGTGGCGCCGGCTGAACTGGTTCCACGGGTCAGTTACTTTGAGCTGGATTACATTGATCCTGTTAAGCAAGATATGTGGGAGGATTACATTGAAGACTGACGAGGAGTGGATCGAGCTAATGAGCTGGTTGCTCATGACGGCAATCGTTATAGTGGTCGGGAATGCACTCCTTAATATGTAATGACTCATACAGTATGCAAATTTATATACTTTGGCTCATATATAGCACACATGAAAGTGCGGCTGATTGGTAATGACTGTGCGTCTAATTGGAATTAAAGCTATGCAAATTGAGAGTTGTATTCCTAGATTTCATAAAGGGAGAGTGAGCGGCTAACAAGCTTTAGAAAGCATACTACGGTTGAGGCCTAGAGATAACATCATGCTAAGCCGTAAAGGGATAGAGAAGAAGGCCTAAACCCTTTGTATAGTATGCTTTCTAAAACACTTTTAAATATGAGGGAGAGTGAGTGATGACTTATGAAGAATGGAAAAAGAACAGATCTACACCCGAGCCATACGCTATGTATAGTGCTTCTACAGTAAAGCAACTACTAGACACACAACACAGTCTTCTTGAGGTTAGTCTAAGAGCTGAAGATGTTGATAAGGCTGTATACGAACTGCGTCGAGCTATTGCTAAAGCAAAGGGAGAGTGAGTGATGGATGAAGCCACAGATGAAGAACGTAAAGCAATGGAAATTTATATGCGGGAGAGCGAATACGCACCCACTCTCAAAGAAAAGATTGCCATTGTGATTGATAGTTGGGATAACCTAAGTGCTCCTGATGAACGCAGGGCAATCAAAAGATACATGAATGATGTCGAGTTTAATCGTAAAGTACAGTCAATGTATGCGGTGGTTATTGATGAATTCGCTATTGCTAGATTGGAGAGTGAGTAATGGACGACATAATAGAATACTGCTTTTATCAATCTGGGCTAACATCACAAGGATGTTGGGACGAGCTTGACGACTATGCTAAAGAGTCTATCGAGCGGTTCGCAAGATTGCTTGTGCAGGAATGTTTTGCTGAGAAGAAAGAGCGTGAGATTGCACTGCAAGAACTGGCAGATCAAGGGCAAGAGTGGGGGATAGAGTAATGGTATACATGGACAAGACATTTTGCTCTGAGTCATTCCGCTGCGGCACAGAGACATGCCAGTGGTGGATTGATTATGAAGTGGATACAGAGGGTGAAGCGCTATCACTGGCCAAGCATAAGCGCGAAGGCTGTGGCTGGTCGCCTGTTGGTCAAATAGATTTGGAAGAAGTTGATGAGTAAGGGCAGCAAGCAAAGGCCAACAAACAAACTAAGTTTTGATGAGAATTTTGACAGGATATTCGGAGGGAGAAATCGTGTACAATATCAAACAGGAAATCAAGAAAGCGAATCGGGACGCCGACATGGCACTGATGCGAATCCAAGTGAAGGTCATTTTACGCCATGTCAGAACGTTCCTAACAAGGAGTAGACAATGGCTAGGACAAGGGCTCAAGAGAATCAGCAGATACGCAAAGAGGCTTTACGCGAGTACATTAAAGAGCGTGGGTCAGTTCAGTATCTATTTGATCTCATCGAAAAAATCGAAGGGCTAGACCCAGATTCATCGACTTTTACGAACGATCTTCAAAAGAACAAAGTAGCACTCGATGCGCGCATTAAGATGATTGGCAAGTATATGCCTGACCTGAAGGCTCAAGAGCTTGATCTAACATCGAGTGACGGCGCAATGCACATGCCTACGATCATCGAGCTGATAGCAAAGAATGAACGCGAAGATTGAGCTGCCACCCAAGATTGTTGACCTATTCAATGGCGAGGCTCGTTACCGTGTAGCGTATGGAGGCAGGGGATCGGGCAAGACTAGATCGTTTGCATTGATGTCTGCTGTCTACGGTTATAAGTGGGGCATGTCAGGCAAGCAGGGTCAGATACTCTGTGCTCGTGAGCATTTAAACTCACTGGATGAGTCATCGCTTGAAGAGGTCAAGTCTGCGATCAGGTCGGTTGACTGGCTTAACGCTTATTACGAGATCGGCGAGAAGTTCATTAGGTCGAGGGATGGCCGGATCAATTACGTGTTCGCTGGTCTAAGGCGAAACCTAGACTCGATCAAGTCAAAGGCTAGGATCATATTGGCTTGGGTAGACGAGGCCGAGAACGTATCCGAGGGCGCATGGCAGAAGCTTATACCTACGGTTCGAGAAGACGACTCCGAGATCTGGGTCACGTACAATCCAGAGTCAAAGCATTCGGCTGTTCACCAGCGGTTTAGAGTGGCGCCCAGTAACGACATTAAGATCTGCGAGATCAACTGGCGTGACAACCCGTGGTTCCCTGATGTATTAAACCAAGAGCGGCTGAACGATAAAGAATTAAGACCGGATGTCTACGATCACATCTGGGAAGGCGAGTTCCTGATACACGTAGAAGGCGCTTATTACACCGTAGAGATGCGAGAGGCTAACGCTGAGGGCAGAATAGGTCCGGTG